TGCTACAATCAAGGAACACAAGTTGTACAGAGGTGTAAAGCAAACCTTAATCAACAGGCCTCAGACACTTGAGAGAAACAATCAAAAAGTAGATAGATTTGGCAACATATTGGAGAGTGCATAATGAATTACATAATTAAAGGTCAGATTAGTAAATATCGTAATGGTCATTATTTATGTGACGAGTTAGACAATTTAGGTTGGGTGTTAGTAAAAGAAAACTTACACCCTAGAGGGTGGTCATTGGCTAGAAAAAGAAATATTTCTTTTGTTAAACATTGGTCACCAAATCTAAAAAATTTAGATAGTTATATCACTAGACATATTCATGAAATAAAGGGGGATAAGTAATGAAAAAAATAGCTTTCATGGTTTTACCAAGACAGGATAAATTTGAGGATACATTCTTGCAGTCAGTAAGATTTGTGTGTGATCAACTATTGTTACATTTTGATGGTTGCACTTATTACGAAGTCAAGGGCAGGTCTGTTACAGATCCTAGGACTTTATCTTGTGTCAAAATTGAAGTTGCAGTTGCAGAGAAAGATACAAAAAAATTTCTTTCTGTCTGTGAGTTTGCACAATTGGCCATTGGTTGTAAGCAACTAATGGTTCAATTACCTAGCGGTGAAATTCAATTCTTAGAAGCATATTAGAGGGAGAAAAGTAATGAGTTATTATTGGGAATTTCAAATAGAACAAACCATTGATGGTGAGGTGCAAGACCCTGATGTTTTTATGTCAATTTATAATTGTAAAGAATGTAAATGGATGGGAACTCTTATTCCAAAAAATTTCAAAGAAAAATATGTCACTTCACATTTTATAGATGATGGCATTATTAAAAGAGGCATTAAGGTGGAAGGTGATTTAAACAATCCGCCTTTGCCGATGACAGAAGAATTTGTGATAGTCAAAATGAATGTCTCAGAAGATGAGGGTGTTATTGATAGAGATTACATTTACTTAAATGAAGATGGATCACTACCAAATGGCTTACCACAATATGTGCAAAAGGCTTTCAATAAATGTATAAGAGAGGGGGGAGAATAATGTCTAATTATAAAGTAGGAAATATATTTGTTTTAAAAGGTATGAAGCATGGGAAGGAGTTTCAGTCCTATGCTTTCAACTATAAAATGAAGTGTAGAATTACAGGCCAGTACCCTGACAAATATTCTAGAATGACAAACCAAAACAAGTCTGAACTGGAAGCTAAGAGACAGGACTTAATCAATTCTTTGGATAGTTACAATCAGCTATATGCCGAGGGTAAGTTTGAAAGTGTAGCTGATATGGCCATAGAAGCCAGAAAGATGGCGGTAGGTCGTAAAGTGAATGGCATTAGTGAAAGAACCAAAGACAACGATGTAAGGCACATTAAACTACATTTAAATCCATTTTTTGGCCAGAAGCCAGTCAAGGATATTACAACTGGTGATGTAAACTTATTTGTTAATCATCTGGCCGACAAGAATAAGTCTAAGAAACTTATCCTTCATTGTCTCAGTACCCTTAATATGGTTTTTAAATATGCTATTGATAAAGGTTTCATTGTAAACAATCCTAACAATTCAAACAGTAGAATACAGGTCAGGGGTGAAGAGAATCAAAGGGGCGGATATTCTGAGGCTGACATAACTAAATTACTTCGAGTAAGGACAAGTTTATATATGGAGTGTTTTATTAATCTAGCTACCTTTACAGGCCTGTCAGCTAACGAATTACAGGGTTTAAAGTGGTCTGATGTAGACTTTGACAACAATCAATTACTTGTAGCTAGAACTGTCGATAACAAGGGTAATGAGCAAAAGACTAAGACTAGTTTTAGAAAAAGAGTATTAGGTTTGCCTTCCGAGTTTAGACACAAACTTAGAGCATACTTCAGGCAGTTAAATTCTGAAAAGTTTGGAGATACACTTAATGACCCAATTTTTCCAAGCGAAGCAAGTATTAATGATGGATACAACAGGAAGCCATTTTGTCAGGATCAAATGAGAAGAACACTTAGAATTATTTGTAAGAATGCAGGTGTTGAATATCATGGCATCGGTGGCTTTAGAAAGTATTTCAATACTTCTTTGATAGCATTAGTACCGCCACATATCAGGAAGGCCAGAATGGGGCATAGTAAGCTATCAAATACTGCCGAGACTAATTACACCTTAGTTGATCTTGAACAGGCTAGAAGTTCATCTGAGGCCGATGAATTGTATAGAAAATTAACGTAATTCTTTTTCTTCAAAACATTCGCCTAAAACAATATTCTGCCAGATTGGTTTTTCTCTAGTTCTATAGTGTAAAAATCTGATCTGGCATTCTCTTTTGGTTTCAAACTCCCACCTAAATTTATGAGTATAACAAGCCTGTTTAGGCTCACCATTTACTATCCAAGCTGAACAAATTAATCCTATTGCTTTAAACATAATTATCCTTAATGCCATGTTCTTTGTGATGGCAGGTAATACAAAGCAATTTACATTTATCTATTTCAGCAAGTATTCTTTCCATTGAATGATTTTTTGAAACCATTCTTGAAATATTATTTATCTTTGTTTCTGGATTTATGTGATGAAAATGCAAAATATCTGTATTGTCATTATATCCACAATTTAAACAGCCTTTTGCTTTTTTCATATCTTGTATATATTTTCTTTTTACTGATCTTGTTTTGTAAATTGCCTTTATATTATAAGCCTTAAATTCTTTTGGATTTATAGAATTTTCTTTTGGTAATATTGGCTCTGCAATTTTTATAATTTTACCAAGCAATTTGTTAAACTGATCTTGGTATCTTTTTTGTAATTGTGTAGCTATACCAACTGCATCTTGATAATTTTTTGTGTGCAGACAATGGCAATATCTCTTTTTTTCAAAATAACAATGCAATTTTGTAGGTATCCATTGTGAAAGATAATAAACTTCTCTTTTTGTATATATTGTCATATAGAGACCCTATGAGGCCTCATTGCCCTAACCTTGAGTTCATTTTTCATTTTGCCAATTGTATTCTCAACATACCTTTTTTCTTTTGATACTGGGTGATTATAAATATAATCATCGGAATGCGGATGGTCTTTTTTTAATTTATCTTGGTATGTCTTCATACTTCTAATAAATAATTCTATTTCATGATTTGATATTTTTAAGTGTGACATAATTAATCTATCTCTGTTTTTTTTAATACATCAGTACCTTTACGAATGTACCTGCCATAATCTTTTTCCTTCAATGCCCTCGGATCATCTTCAAATTTATATTCCTCTGGGTCTAATTCAGAAACTGTATAACAAACTGGACAGCGAAATTGATTCTGTTCAGCCATTGGGTTCATTTTCACTTTGCACCTTAAACACATTTTTTCTAACATATTTCCTCACCTTACAAGCTAGTTCACCGCCGAGGGCAGAAAACCCTACTAAGTCTATCCAATTATCAACTTTTTTATAATCGTTTGCAATCCTAGAAATTTTTTGTAACTGATTAAATATAGCTACATCATGAGGCTTTAGAGGGTTTTTTTCTAAGTCTCTACCCTCTAAATATGTTTGCCATAACTTGGCAGTCCTGCCGAAGTTTATTTCAGCATCACCATAAGCCTTTTGCCGATCACCTGTAATGAGTGATCCTGCCTTTTTTAAAAAGAAAGTTCTAGAATGGGATTTCATCGTCTACAATCTTTTTAACTTCTTCTTTTTTTTCAACTGGCTTAGTCTCATCTACTTTGATTTTACCTGCCATCCAATTGTCATTTTTGTTGTAAAGGTTTGCCCATAAAACCTTGCCATTATCAAGAACTATTTTGCAACTCCAGTCACAATGCCAGTCCTCAGTCTTTTCATTTTTATTTATGGATACAGTAAAATCATCTGTACCATATTTAATTAATTTTTTTTCTTCCATTTTACTTCCTTTCAGTTAATGCTTTTTTTCTGTCACTAAATAGTTGAATTACTTTATCATCCTCTGGCTTATGTTTAGTCCAAAGTTTCTGCAATTGATCTAAATCAGAATTATTAATTTCCTTTTTAAGTTCATCAAAAGATAAAGGATCTGGGTCTCCATCTTTATTGAGGAGATTGGAAGACCCAGACTTAGAAGACTTAGTTTTTTTACTAGTGTCTTCTATATTTGAGGCTTCGTTAGCATCGTCATCGTCATCGAATAGATACTCAGCGAAATCTTTTTCCATTTTTGGATCAATCGTTACTACATCAAGCATTGTAGCACCAACAATACGTCTATAATAAGTCATTGCAGATGCAAAGGCCTGTGGATCATTTTTAGTTAAAATAATTGGCACTCTAGATGTTTCAGTTTGTCCTGTTGGTAAATGAATTAACTTGGTAACAAAAATAGTTTTACCTTCAGCACCTACATCAACAAACTCAATAGTGTTTTGAATAAGTAGATCATATTTTACACAACTATCTAAACACCTTTGAACATGAGGTAACTTGGCATAAGTAGCACCCTGTAAAAAACTATTTTTTTCAGTTTTAACAAGATATCTTTTTGCTCCAACAATCCATCGTTTTTTTGCTTCATATAAATTTTCAACTGGCTTGGCAGTTGTCTTTGGTTCAATCATTTTTGTTGTAATGTTTCCTATTTTTTCCATATTTCTACCCTTTTACTTCCATTTTTTTGTACTTTAATTTTAACACCATGCCCAAAACATTCTTTTGCATTGTCAGGCACTAGCTTTTTAAGACCTTCACAGGCCTCTTTGTATATCCTATTTGCTCCATCAGTTTGAATAATTTGATTAGCAAATTGCTTCCACTTTTCATCCTGCTCCATACTTATTGGAATCAGATCACCTTCTGGTACAAAGTCCTGTATTGAAGGTAAATCGACTGGATCAAAACCATGAACCACACAATTATGAAAATAGTTACCAACCTCAATTAATTCTTTTTGGTAATCTTTATCTATTTTCATCTCTTCTAGTAATGGTTTCTCACCTGCCTTGATAAAAGATAACAGGCCATACTTGACTGGTCTTTTTAAATATTCTTCCAATAAGTAAGCATTCCAATGCAATTGCGGTGAGTAATATTTCATTAACCTTGGAATTACATCTTTATATTCCTCATCTTTTCGAGGCCGACCAAAAGTAAATTTGGCATCAATGACTGCAACTGCACCCTTGTAAGGCTCTATTGCACCATCAATTGTACATCTCATAAATGTATGTTTTTGCCCTTTTATTACTTGTTGTCTATGCCTGATAAGAAAGTCATTTTCCATTTCCTGCCATTCTAAATTAGCAGTCTCTGTAATATGCCCCATAATGACAGGCCATACCTTCGTCAAATCATCTGGCGGTAGCTGATTAGTTTTTTCTTTGTACAGTTTAAAAACTTTCTCAGGATCGCCATCTGCTAAAATACAGATGTCTGTACCTGTAACTTTTAGCTTACGTTCAGCTAAGTTTTTCTCAGATAGCTGAAATTGTTTAAAGTAATCTTTCATACAATCTCCTCAATAATTTTCAACAGAATATACTACAAGGCATAATTAATCAAATTTTTTTTCAGTTGATTAAATTTTATTTTTCATATTAATATATGCCTTAAACGAATAAAGGGGATAAATTTACATGAAATTAAGTGCATATATGGTTGAAAAAGGCATCAGGCAGGTCGAATTAGCACGACTGTTGGGTGTAAATCAGTCATCGGTTAATAAGTGGCTCTATCAAAAAGGTTTGCCCTCTGGTAAGCATATGATAGAGATTTATAAATGGTCAAATGGTCAAGTTGCATTAGAGGATTGGATACATGGGAAAAGCATCAAGGGATAAAGGTTACAGGACTGAAAATAACCTGAGAAAACAGGCCTTACTTCATGATGATATTGAGTGTTACCGAGTTCCATTAAGTGGTGCTACAAATGTAATGAAGGGTGATTTAATCCTTAATAAAACAGGCGGTGAGA